TGATACCCTGGTACAACTTAATGACACCGGGAAGTATACCGCCGACCAGATGACTAAAATCGCCAAATCCATTATGACTATGGGCGATGCTGGCCTCGATACGAAGGCTGCGCTGGCGGACTTTTCACGGCTGGCAAGCGATCCTATTAAGGCGCTGGCAAGCCTTAATCAGCAATATGGCTTTGTTGATGAAGCTATGATGAAGCACATCATCACCCTTGAAAAAACTAAGGGCAAAACAGCAGCTGCAAACGAAGCGATAACATTGTTTGCCAGCACTATGGAGGACCGTAGCAAAAAAATTGTTGAGGCCACCGATAATATCGGGCAAGCCTGGAACGGACTAAAAGCCTCCTCTTCCGACATTTTCGGCCAAATCGGGATTACAGTTCGGGCCTGGGGCAATCAAATCATTGATATCTTCAAATTGCTGAAAGCATCCATCAATGATTTGTTTCTGAATCTCACCTCGCTTGACGCTAAATTCACCGGAACAGTTGCCGGATGGGCTGAAAAAATTCCTGGTGGTGGTGCGCTGGCAAATTTCCTCGGCATGGATGTCGAGGCAATGAAAAAGGCTGGGGCTGAAGCTGACAAAGAAATCGCAGCCAATAAAAAACGCTACGATGAACTCTGGAAACGGATCTCCGCACCAAACGCGCAAGCTAATTACGAGGCTGAAGCGCGAGGAATCTCGGTCAAGGGTGAAGGGGGTACAAGTCGCGAATCGAGAGATGCAGTTTCGAAGCTTACCCAGGACTCTGCCAAAAAGACCAAAGAGGCAAGAGCTACGCTGGATGCTGGCGATCGCACCCTGGAGAACTACCGCGCCCAGGCCAGAACCCTAACGGAAACGCTCGAAACGCTGCGTCAGACGGGAGATGTTCACGCCAAAAATACCGAGTTCAGCAAACAGCAATCCCATTTTGCCGAGCTGGACGAGGCTGCTAAGTCTCGCGCTCTGAGCGCACAGGAGAAATCTCTTCTATCGAACCGTGAGGCCATCCTCAACGCCGCCAAAGTTGTGGATCAGAAAAATAAGGAAGTTGAGGCCCAGCAGAAGATTAACGGGCTGGCGCAGCAGGCAAACAAATATGTCACCCAGATGGCTGAAAAAACCGATGCATTGCGTGATAGCGCCGGGTTAAGTAGTCGTCAAACGCAGCGCCTGATGGAAGAAGCGCAGCTTCGACAGGGATGGCTGAATGGCGGTGGCAAGCTTGAAGATGCTGGTTATGAAAAAGAGCTGGCAGCACTTCGCAATTACTACGCCGAAGAGGATAAGCTGCGCGGTGACTGGAAAGCTGGTGCAGTAAGCGGCTGGAATGAGTATCTGGACGCCGCCACAAATACCTACGATGCCGTAAAGAATGTTGCCAGCTCCACGCTAACAGGACTGAGCGACATGCTGACCGAGCTTATGACAACAGGCAAAGCATCGGTTAAAGAGTTCGGGAAATCGATGCTCAAGATGATCCTGGATGTGACGAACCGCCTCATGGTTGCCTATGCAGTACAGGCTGCGATGGGGTGGGTAAGTGGGGGATCAGGAGGTGGCAACACACCTGGTGGAGCATACGCGAACGCAGCTGCAGGTTTAACATTTAACGCTAAAGGCGGAGTATATGAATCTCCGGGCCTCAGTAAGTATGTGAATGGCGTGTACGATACACCTCAGTACTTCACA